AGACAATAAACCCGACTAAGGCACCAGGGTCATAAAAAGATTCCTTTTGCCGTTCAAGTGCCGGCACGCCCGTCACCGCCCACCCCTTGAAAACTCAAGCAACCAGCCACCTTGTGACGGAGTGACAGCCCTTTAGACCTCTTTCAGCATCAGCTATGCTATACACAAAAGAAACGCGGCTTGCACAACCCAATGCCATCAGCTAGCACGGCACAGCGTCACGAATCACGTTCCACGTTGCAAGTTTAGGCGTTCCACGGTGACGGAGTGACGTTATCAGGTGCGTCACGCACCGTCACACAAGCCGCATTTCCAATTCAGCGCCGATCGTGGGCGCTTCGCAGTTCAATTCGAGGGCGGCGCAATCAGCCAGCCCTTCCAGCGATTCGTGTCCTTCTTCTCCAGCCTCGCCCCACGGATCGTCTCATCATCGTGCAAACGCCCCAGCAGCATTGAGCACTTGCTCGAATGCTGAAACAACTTCTTCGCCATGGTGGACACGTTACACACGTATCCCGCCTCCCCTGTCAAAAGCATCTGGAGCGTCTCCGCCCGTCCCCACCACAGTTTCAGCGGCACACCGCGGGCATCCACCGCCTCCTTGTCCCCAGGGATGTCCCAAAGCGACGCGTTCGCCACGCTCACCGACTGCTCATCATCCGGCGACCACCCACCCTTCGTGGTAAACGTCGCCATATCGATCAACCGCAGCAGCTCCGCATGCGGCGTATCATCAAACAGCCCCTCCTTGATCACCGGCGCATGATACTCCCGGAAACCGAAACGCGTCGCACTCCGGCCATCCGCATAGCTCAGCATTTCCTCCGGGATCGTGAACTCATTCAGCAACCAGTGCAAGTAGTGCGGCAGCTCCTCCTGCATCACCTCACGAAACCGACGCTGACTCTCAATCGTATCCCGCTCGATGATCGGCAGCGGCTTCTTGCAGCAGTGGAAAATCAGCACCTTATCCCCGAAGTCCCCCGTGATCAGCGGCAGCGACCGCAGCTTGTCCTTGTCATCATTCACCGAAATCGTCAGCCGCCAGAAGGGCGACACCGTGCAAGGCTCCGTCCGCATCAAACGCATGCGTTGAGCCGGATTCGCCACCACCTGCTTGATCTTCTCCGCCAGGCTCGTGCGATCCACCGTCCGCTGACTCGGCATCGGAATCTCGCTCAGCATCAAGTGCTCCGCCGCAAACACATCCCCGTTAAACTCATCGCTCTCAAACAAAAACTTCGCCGGGTCTGCAAAGCGCCCATAGCCACCCAGCAGCGGCGTGATGATCTGCTCCTGAAGGCGATTCTTCCCGCAACCCGCCGGCCCCGTCAAAATCAGCGCATGGCCCGCCCGCCAGTGCCCAGGCTCACCCTCACGGATCGCCCGCGCCGCCACCTGGCACCACGCATGGAAAAACACCGACTGATCCACCCCGCCCTCCTCACGCCGATCCAGCAGCCCCTCGATCAGCCGACGCATATGCGGCCACTCCCCCGGCGTCGGCACCACCATCACCGGCTCATGTTTGACGAGCACCTTCTCCCCCGAGTCCAGCTCGTGAATCCCGCTCCGATACCCCGGCAGCGACGGCAAAACCGCATCCAGCGCCCGATGCTCCCGCGCATGCAGCAGCACCTGCTTCGCCTCGCTCAGCATCTCATTCTCCCGCGCCTTGATCGCGATCATCCGCCCCGGCAACGCCCGCATCCGGTCCACACAAGCATCCTTCGTCCACTGCGCCCAGCGTCTATCCGGCCCACGCATCAGGAACGCATCCCCCCGCTCATGATACCAGTAAAGGTTCATCTCCTCGCACACCTCCTGCGCGTTGAAAAATTTCGGCGCAGCAGCACCAGCACCGCCCTCAAAAGCCGCCTGCCCATCAGCCGTCGCCTTCATGCGACCACGCCGCGGATTCGCGCCCTTCTCAGGCTTCGCTGATGCTTTTTTAGCCATAGTTTCTTCCTCGTCTTTGGTTGTTCGTTGGTTGCTCTCTCCCTGCCCTGTCATTTCAAAAATCCCACGCCCTCGTCGCCGCCCGCACCTCCTCGCGGCCCAGCACCTCCGGCCCAGCACGGATCAGATCATTCACATCCTTCACCGCCTTCCCCTCCGCATCGCACAGCCCCGGCACCACCACCTCCACCGCCGCCGCATCGATCTCCCGCGCATACCACCGCGCCAGCGACCCCGGCTCATACACCGGCCCCACGAAGAACGACTCCACCGCCGCCCCCGCGCCCGTCAACTGCTCCTCCCAGCGCATCGCCGCCTCCATCCCCGGCACCTTCCGCTTCACCAGGCGACCGTTGCTGTCCGGCTCATTCGCATCCTTCAAAGCGTCCGCATCCACCATGATCCGCACCCGACACCCCGCAAAGTGCGCCAGCGACTCCTCACGCATCCGGTTCCCCGCCCCCAGCATGCACACCACCGCCACCCGGTCCAGCATACGCCACCGCATCAGCAAATCATATGCCGCCAGCATATCCGGCCCGCCCTCCACCAGCATCACACACTTGCGACCATTCAGACTCGCCGCCCCCAGCGGCCAGTTCTTCCCCGCCAGCCCCCACGCCTTGATCTCCCCTCCGTCCTGCTTCGGATACAGCCCATTGTCCAGCCGGCGAAACTCCGCCGTATTCCGCGTCTCATCGATCGCGCACCAGCTCGGCCACGCCCCCGCCGTGCGATCCCGCCAAGCCCCATCACGCCCGCAAAACAGCGGCCAGCGCGAAAACGCCGCCCGCTGATGCACCCGAGCCGCCACCCAGATCGCCTCTGGATCGATCCCTCGAGCCCTCCCCAGCTCCGCGCACTCCTCCTTCCGCAGGTGACGCAATGGCGGCATCACCGGCCGCACCACCTCCACATCAGGCCGCCTTTCCGGCTGCCGAGACCGCTTCACCTCCGGCCGCGTCCACTCCACCCCATCCCCCACCGGCACATGCGCAAGGGACGCCAGATCCATCACCGCCGTCTTAAAATCGCACCCCCCACGCTCCATCCAAAACGCAAAAACATCCCCATCCCAGCCACAGCCAAAGCAGTGCCCCCGATGCTCAAACCCCTTCTTCCCCCCGATGTTGAACGAGCCGCTCTTCTCCGTGTGAAACGGACAACAAGCCACCCACAGCCCCGCGCCAGCCTTCTTCATCGCCAGCCCATCCCACTCCGCCACCTGGCGGAAATCCACCCGGCTCAAAATGTCCTCTTTGATGTCCTCCCAGTCGCGCATGGTTTTTTTTAGTTCTCAGTTCCCCGTCATTCAGGTCATTCCGGTCAATGCAGTCACTCACGCCGCCAGCCTCACCGCGCTCATCTCGCGGCTCACCGTCTCAAACAGATCCCCCTGCATCGTCACACTCCGCAGATTCGCGCACGCTTGCTCAAAGTAGCTCTTCTTCAGCTCACTGCCCACGAATCGACGCCCCGCCTTCACCGCGCAGAACCCCTCGCTCCCGATCCCCGCAAAAGGCGAATAAACCAAATCGCCCGCATTGCTCCACATCATCAGCGCCCGGTTGATCACATCCAGTTGCAGCGGGCAGATGTGACGCTCATCACCCTGCTCACGTGCCCCTTGCCCGTTCAGCACATTCCCCTGGTCCACCGTCATCCACACCGGGCTCGCCACCTCCTGCCACAAATCGAGCGGGAAATCCGCCGGCGAATGCGTGATCGGCCGCGGATTCTCCCCACGCTTCCGAAACACCAGCAGATAATCCGGCGCACCCACTCGCGACGCCGCACTGTCCTTTTGCAGCGTCTTGTAGAGAAGCCCGTGCGCCTTCGTCCGCTGCATCTCCGTCACCGGGCTCTTCCAGATCGTGATCCGGCTGTGAAACAAAAACCCGCGCGAGCGGAAAGCCTGCACGATCATCCCGCTAAAATCCTTCAGCTCGATGGCCCCATCCTTCCACTTCGTCGCCAGCAGATCGCAGCAATGCACACACACCTCACGGCCTGGCATCATCACCCGCTCGATCTCATCCACCAGGAATCCGAAATGCTGCATGAACTCCTCCACGTTCGCGCAGTTCCCCATGTCCTGCGCATCATCCGAATACGTGAAGAGATCCGCAAACGGCGGCGAAAACACCGCCATCCCCACGCTCGCATCCGCGATCTCCGCCGCGGCCCGCACACAATCGCCTTGCCACATCTTCCACTTGTCATCACAATCAAAATCCAG